TCAAGCAGAAAGCTGACTTGAAAAATGTCCGTGCTAAGGGCGAACTGTACACCAGCGATGAGATCGAGGAAGGTAAATCTGATTTCATTCTGCGTCAACCACTCTAGGTTGCTGTGCAGTGCTAGAGAGCTGAAAACGTATGTGTAGTTCACGACTTATCATTGTGTGCGGCTAACAAGCATGCGGCAGTGAAGGACGTTCTTTTGAGCAATGGCATACAAGTCGAGTTTTACGGTATGAACATTCGCTATGACCTGACCCAGACTAATACCAATGAAATAGCTCTAATTGTCCAGAATGTAAATCTGGCTATTGCTGAAGCCGACCTGCCACCAATGAAGCTCTTGGCAATTGAAAAGTATGTTGACATCGAAACAGATGTTATCTAAAGTGGAAGGCCAGTCAAGATGACAACCAGAGTCATGGCTGACGGAAGATCATTCGCCAAGTTGGTGCCGGAGATCGCCAAAGCCTTCAAAATGCCGCAAGAAGTAGTGTTGGGTGGAACGTTCATTGCTCCAAGCACTAAGTCCGATGTGGGTGGCTTTTACTTTAGACCAAACAGCAACAGGACAGTTGACTATTTCTGTGACGCTTCAGGTCCGATAAGACTCAAGTTGGGAAGAGGTCTCGGTGGTTCGAACGCCCAAGCGACAGATCTTATGCCCAAGATATCCGTCGAAAATCAAATGCAGAGCGCCGTGCAATCTATTATGGAAGAATCGAAGATTGACAAGACTGCTGAGCAATTGGTATATGACAAGACCATATACCCCATGACGGGCCAATCTGTACCATACTCAACACCAAACAGATTCAAGACTGGCACAACTCTTGCTGAAATGGCCAGCACACTCCAGCAGTTCGTTGGATCAGACAGCGTTCTAAATGCAACCTAAGCTCAGCTTGACAATTATCAAGAGTCATTGTAATTCGTCACTGCACGAGCAGTAATCCAAGACCCTGATAACAAAATTCAGAGAGTGTCTGTAAACCCGAGATTTTTGGCTCCGACTGTTTGGTGTCATAAGCTCGCCATTGCCGACAACGAGCCGGGCTCGATATTGGTGACAAATCAACAGGATCAAGTTGTTGAGCTTGTTAATCTAACAGATTGGTTGACTTTCCTCTCGAATGATGGTGGTGAGAACAAGCGAAAGCCAAATGAGGTCAGGTATGTGGCCTTTGATGACGAGCTCAGCTATGACAACTTCGCGGCACTCTGCCAAGGATCTGAAAAGGCTGTCAAGCTATTCTATTATGCCAGAGATGACATTTTGAACGACAAGGCTGGATTACCGAGCTCAAGTAAGTTCGATATGTCGATGGACGACGAGCTCAGGATGACTATCATGAGCAAAACATCAGGAGCTAGATACGACCAGTTTTCAGTGTTCAAATCTCTCCTTGCCACTATGCTGGGCCAACAATACACGATGTTCCACAATAACATTTTCAGATTCCAGAGTCATGAATGGTAGGACTTCAGCTATGACAAGGACTTCCAATTCCTGGGACAGAAACCATTTGCTGCAAATCAAGGATATTGGGTTGACTTGAGCAATGACAGCGCATGGCGAATGGATGTGTAGGTCAAATTCTACTCTCTTGACGGAAAACACAATCCAGCACTCGCCACAACACACAATGCCAGTGCATTCATTAGTGATGTTTACAACATGCGCAATTACACCAGTACACTGGACTAGGAGGGATCAGATGAACTGGAAAATGTGCTTTACTTTGCCCAACCCGTAGGTGTGACTTACGATGACATGAAGAGGATGATTGCCTAGTGTCTTATGCAAAGAGTCCTGGCTTTTGGTGGAGACATGAACTTGCACGATCCAATCAAGATTCATTCATGGGCCACAACACCGATTTCTTATCAGTCATTATGGCATAGAGTTCAGGACCCTGAGCACGAAAACCATGACAAGCTGCGTATCAAAGTTTATCTCCTCACTTACAATGAGGACTGTCCTGATTTCAATTATGACACCTGGACCGACAGATCAGGAATTCACAAGACAACCGATCCAAGTGACTGGAACTCTGTCCTGCGTGAGTTACTGCGTTACACCTACGCGCGTGATCTGCAGCTCATGTCAAGAGTTTGGCCTGATTTGGTGGCATACAACCAAGTGCGCAGACACTACACAAGTTCTTACAGTCGTGGTGATGAAGACTACTCGCAATACAAAGGCTACAACAGATGGGGATTCAACATGCAGAATTATGCAATGACGATCCCAAAGTAGGGTTTGATAACTGTGGTGCTCTAAAACACAAAAATAATGATGAAACCTGGTGAAGTATTTTTGTAGGTAGCATGGAAGAAGATAGCGCCTGAGTCTTTCTATAAAGTTGTGCTTGATGGCATGGATGATCTTGGCTGGTCATGCATTGATATGCTAACAAACCGCGACTGGAGGCTCAATTGGGCACGACATCAAATGACTCTGTATCTTCCTCAATTGCAGATGATGCTAATGACAGAATAGCCTGTCACCAAGGATGATGAACCAGCCCTGATGCAGCTGGTTCATGACAGTAAGACCAACGAGACCAACAGACTGAGGGTGTAAACTTTCGCAAAACTGTTTGGTGCCAAGATGGTCAACTCTTACCAGTACATCATATCCTTCGCTTCCTTCAAGACAGCTGGTTATAGCATGATTGAGTCAAATGGATCAATGTACTGGTAGCCATACTGGGATGAAGTCAAGGCATGGGGTTCGTCCGAAGACTGGGTTGATGCTGATCAATAACTCGATTTTGCTGCGAGAATAGACGAGCTGATGTGCTGGCAGGTCTTTGGTGGCAATGTTCAACCACGCGATTGGCATTTCGTAATCAGCGATTTCGGCGGTCTGCAAAAGTAACAGATGTTCTGGAACGGTGATGTTGCCAGAATGCAGGACTACCAAAGAAACATAGTGCTAGTTACTGGTAACTCCGGCACTGCCTTCGCTTTGATGAAAGCTAGAATTGTGAACCAGAACAATACACCATTTGCTCCAGACGAGATTGAAATTGGCAATCCATACATGTTGTCATGCAAACTGCACACCTCGACAAAAGTCATGGCCTGGATCAAGTCTCAGACTGTGAACGCAGCTATATTAAACAAAGTTGGTATTAACTTTGTTCAGAAAAATTATTAGGTACTGGTGGCTCAGCACTGGGCACCAAGGCCAACAGCTTACTTGGAATACTACGATCCAGAAAACCCCACCAATTTCTACTCTGCAAAGATGGTGTAGTCGTATCTTCCTAATGTTGAGGCCGGAAGCGATTACCTATACAATTTTGAGGACGGCCTGCTGGCCTGGACACAGGATGAACAGCCTTCAGTAGCAGTGAGAGGTATGGTCACCACTATGTAGTACATTGGTGCAACAGAACGCATGTCAATGTATTAACTACCTGAAGTACGCATGCGTGGTATGGCAGGCAAAGATTTGAACTTCGATGGCAGCATAGTCAATGAAATGGACCTCAAGAAGAGAGTCGAGCTCTTCAAGATCGCGAGAACAAGCAAGACTTAGATTCGCGAAGGCATTCTATTTATGAAGGTCGGAATGCTTGGCGGAATGAGGGCAAGTCGCAGGAACGACAAGGTCCAAGAGGAGATGAAAGATGAATAGATCAACACATCTTCGGGCAAGGAGCGTATGCGCCAGGTAGGACAAAATGCTGGATCAAAGCGTGAGCAACACACTGGCCATTCAGCTTAGTCCAAAGAGGCTCAATCCGCCTTTGCGAGACTGATGCTCAATGAGGCCAAAAACTCCGACTTGGTTGACACAGTGAAACCAAAGCAGAAGATGATCAGTGCAGCTGAGTTCAGAGCAGAGCGCATTAAGGCTTAGCAGATCGATGTTGATGAGGACGGTCTCATTATGTCGCAAAAGATGACAGCAGTCTAGCAGTCTGTGGCCAAGACAAGTGTTGATCATATGAACTTCATCACATATCTGGCAGGTATGGAACGGTTTCGTTGGCCCAGAGTATCTAACGGAGAAAAGTTCGGATGCAACGATAAATCTGATGGAGCTTGCGCCGACGAGTGTAAGAGACTTGACAACTTCATAAATAGAATGGAGTGCAATAAGATTTCCTATGCAGACTTTAGAAGGCAATCGTTAATAGCAAATGTTGTTTGTGATACTTTTGCTGGCTTCAGAAGCAATATATCTCCACAAGGACAAGTTGATCACGACTTAATCGCTTGCGCTGCTACAATAGAACAAGAGATGGGCGTGTGGTGTGGACGGTTAACAGCAGAAGCCAAACTAACTACTGCAGACATTGGATTAACAAATGGAAGAGTTAAACAGCTTATTGCTAAGTTAAAGCAATAACTGGCTCTTTCAGTAGGAACTGGTTCTGATTCCGTCAGCATGTATGAGTAGATTATAGCGGACAAACTGGCTTGCGATTACTGCAGACAGTCTTTTGGTTAAGCGAATGCTGCTTTAGACACAGATCTGGCCTATAGAAGTGCAAACATTGGTGTAGATGCTGGGCTTGCTCCAAACAAGCGCGCTTCAGATCTAATGGACATCAATAGAGCATTAAGTGAACTGCTCAGACGCTATAATCACCTATCAGAGAATGCGCTCAAACAGTTTAGGGACAGATTTTAGGCTGCCGAGCGCGAAGAAAGGCTCCAGGACTACATTCAACAGGTTTTCAGTGTGTGGCCCAATGTACCAAGACAGCCTGTGGATGAAAGACCGAGCCCTAACGTCTTGTACACTACTAGATACCCAATTGGTAGAAGGAAGAGCAAGATAGGGCAAGATATTGATTAGGCAATAAGAGATATCTTCGAGTCAATTGACGAGCAGGAGCGAGAAATTCGGGCAGCTCTAGCTTCAACTGACGATTCCTCAACGTCAGAAGCTAAGAAGAACATTGAACGAGCAGTTCGCAAAGGATGCACACCAAGAGAGATTGCAGAGTGCATGGTCCTGGCGGACGACGGGAACGCTCAGTATTTGGACCATCCTAAGCTTGTAGGATTACTACGTTCGCCTGGAAAGCAATATCTTGAGGTAGTAGTCGGTGCAACTACTGTTGAAAAGTGGTTAAAGAGTTATCGCATAAGAAAATTTGACACTGCTAGGATTGTGGCTGACATAAAACAATTAGCAGTGGACAGAAGATCTTAGGACTACTCTAGTAGCGATGAGGAACGTGAGGAACAAACTATCAAGTCAGCAGTCAATAAGTCATCCATTGATGTCGATGAACAAAACTATGACGTGGTAGCAACAAGAGCGAACGAAGCTGAAGGAATGGTAAGCTTTGTGGTGCGCACAGGCTCAAGATTTGTCACTCTTGTTGTTCCAGGACGAGGAAGTCTAAAGGTTCGTTGGGTTGATAACGAATACAGTTATTTAGACCGCGCTCACTGGGCAGCCGTCGAACGATTTTTCAAGTACATCGAAAATGGATCAGCGAAGAGACCTATGTTAATCAACGTGCATTCTAAGCGTTTTGAGTGCCTGTGTGATGAGATGGCTGCTGAAATAGTCAGCCAACCTTGGGGAGGAACAAATGATGTAATTGCTGAATCGTGTGAGTAGCTAAGACATCTTTTGGAGCAAGACGTCTATCTAATAGAAGAGTGGAGCACCAGACGAGCTCTTTTTGAAGTGCTGGTTACTTGCATAGTCGTTGGTGGACCTAAGCTTTTGGAAAATGTAATGGTCTACGACGAACAACATGAGGGCAAATGTTTCTATAGTCTGCTCGATGCCATAGATCTCCATTGGAGTAAATCGCCCCAAAAACAGAACTCTAACCATGTTGGTGATATCTTCTTCGAAGCCAACAATGGAGGTGATGGCTCAGACCCCAATATAGATGGTAATAATGGCGTTTAGAATAATGACCCTTCGCAACATGCAAACCCAAATAGCCAACGAATGGCTGGTGGAGTTTCAGACAATCAGTGGACATTTATCGGAGGAAGCCAAAGAACAGGTGGAAAACATCACCAATTATTCTCACTTTAACACTCAACAGCAGCTTGTGATGGCCAACGATTTGAGCTTAGGATTTGCAGAGACGAAAGACCCGGACATGTTCGCGGAGCAGATCAGAGAATGGACGAGGGAGGAGAAGGAACGCAGTATTGTGAATACTGGCAGGACTTCGCTGGAAGCGGCATTCCAAATGTATCGTAACAACACTCATTACAGGAATGTGAGTCCACATAGCTTGGACAGCTTGCTGGAGGACATGAAAGGCAAGCTGGACGTGGAATAAGTTGCGATAGAGTTCGTAAACTCTTTGTAATCTTAGGGGAGTAGTAAGATGTTTGGACTGACAAAGACTCAGTATCAAATGATACTCACAGACATTCCTAGGCTTCAACAGTGTGTACTGAAGAAGGATCTGAGTGGTCTGCTGGGCAACTCGACGGACCGCGAATTCCAGTTTTACGCCATACAAAAACAGGAAGCGGGCAAAGTGCGACAGATCGTGAACACAGACATGAGAACCTATGTGTTTTACAGTCTGATTTATGCAATATTCGTGAGTACAACGAATCATGCCAATTAGAACTACAAGAAGATCTACCCACTAGCCAAGACAAGGGCGAGAATGTCTTGGGAAAACAGGATCATGGATAAGACAGACTGCTGGTCAATGCCACTGGATCAATCAAAATTCGACCATACCGTGGAGCACTGGGTTACGGTGCAATTCACACTCAAAATGCTGGAATGGATGTAGATATAATACGATCCCAAACTAGTCCAGATGCTCACCAACGGTCACAGAATACATGTCGGCGAAGAGAGCTGGATAGTAAACAAGGGGCTGTTGTCTGGAATAAAGATAACGAGTATTATAGGTTCGATAACTAACCTCATGTACATCACCACCGTATCGGAAGTGCTGAAAACCAAGTAACAGGACGAAGACCGTGTGGCAGGAGACGATGGATAGATATTCACGCAGAGCGCATACGAAAGTATTGCCATCCTGAGACTATGCAGAGAAGAGGGCTTGCTGATATCGCCAGCCAAAAACAGGATATCGCCACCGTGCAACGTGCACTGCGACTTCTTGCAGGTGATGTACCTCTAGACAAACATGATGACGATTGGAAAGATAGGGCGAATAGTTCATTCACTCTTCTTCAAAAAACCATGGCAGAAGATAAACAAATGGTGGGAAGGCCAGGCGATAGAGCCAGACACCTTTGGAGATCTTACAAATGCACAGAGGCGTATATACCAGAAGTAAGCATTATGGCGGACATGGATGTTCACTGTCAGAGCACAGTAAATCAAATTTGTCATGACAGACAGCCAATAGAGGCTCAACTTCAGAGCGACGACGCTGGAAGACGTGGTCAGGACAATGTCAACACCAACGTACGCCAACGGCTACTACGAGCCAAGAATGCGAAGGGAGTCAACGCTCGACGTGCAAGTCCACTAGATATAACAAAGGGAGGATGGTCCTACAATGTCACCGGAGAAGAAGATGGTTGTTAAGATTGCCAAGAAGTTTAGAATACAGACGGATAAATCCCAGCAGGACCAGTTGCTCCAACTGGAGAGGAGATCTAAGGATCTGAAGACCAACCTGAGATTCCTGTCTGATTTCAAAGCTGATCTGAATCAGAACTGGGGTGAGGTAAAGAAAGTCACTTCTATCGCCCAGAGAGTCTATCTCAAAAACAAGTTCTAGATGCAGATCGCCAATGGCATATTCTTTGAGTCTGAGCGTAATAGTGTGGCAGTAAGTTTCACTACCAACGAACAAAGACCAATCAAATTTATGACGCGAATTTTGGATGCAGTAGACCCGAATGAGGATTTCGGGAAACAGCTAGAACCAGAACTTCCGTTCTTTGTGTCCCAGTCTGATTTCAAAACTCTTTTGGAGCAGGGATACACATCCTGGCAACAGGACTCTCTGAAAAGACAGCGTGCGACTGAGAGGGTAAGGTTCGAAATCTTCCAAAAGGGTCTGTCCATGAGATCGGACCAGATACAAACCGCACCGTGGAGGGCTCAACGCACTTAGCAAGTGCTGGCCAACCTACTTTTCAGAAACATCGAGGAGCCATCGTGGCGAACGCTTGACACTCTTCAAGCGAGAGCAGCGCTGATCGAATCGAGATTCATGGCTTGATTGCGGTGTCAAAACCGTGTCAGGCAGTGATACTATGCACTTCCCTATATGTTGTGCTACTTTTAATTGATCAGTTGGTTCAACTGATTAGCTAGATGGTAATGTTTATTAGTGCCAAGCTAGTGAGGCCCATTGCGTGTAACGTCGTGGGTATCCAGACCAACGAGTGACGTTGGTCACGCACCTTGTATATAAGGCTGTCTTCCGACCCTAGGGAGACTGGTGCGGGCCCAAATCCGGAAACGG